GACGAGCGCAAAATTATTCATGCGCCAGCGTGTATAACCATTGAAGCAAATAAACATCATGGCGTAAAATCGCTCACAGATGTTGTGTGGTATTGTATTCACGCCACCGATTGCACCGATACAGACGAAATTGATGAAGTGTTAATAGTGGCTGGCGATAACGCGCAAGCCCGTGAATTGGCCCAGTGCCTTCAGGAGTAAATTATGCCATGGTCGTTTATTATCCCCGCTGCGGTTAGCCTTTTTGGCGCAAGCAAACAAGCAAGCGCCGCCAAATCTGCTGCGGCTGCAACACAAGCTGCTACCGATGAGGCCACGCAACTTCAGCGTGAAATGTACCAACAGACTCGTGAAGATCAAGCTCCCTATCGTGAGGCTGGCTATAACGCATTAGCCCAGATGCAACGCACGGCTGGCAATGTACCTGGCGCGTTTAAGTTTGGTGCAGGCGATTTTACTGCTGACCCAGGTTACGCATTTCGTTTGGCAGAAGGTCAAAAAGCACTTGAACGTCAGGCCGCTGCTCGTGGTGGTTTGATTTCTGGCCGCGCTTTAAAAGAAGCTGGCCGCTATGGTCAAGAGATGGGTTCACAAGAATTTGGTAACGCTTTCAATCGAGCGCTAACGTCATACAACACTGGCGTGGCTAGTGAAAACCAGTTGTATAACCGTCAAGCGGCATTGTCTGGTATTGGTCAAACTGCTACTAATTTAGTTGGTCAAGCCGGTCAAAATTACGGAACGTCTGTTGGTAATGCTTTGATTAACCAAGGCGCTAATGTAGGCAACGCTCGTATGGCCGCCGCTAGTGCGTATGGATCTGCTTTGTCAGGTATTGGCTCTGCCTATGGTAGAAATCCTGTTAGTTTTGGTAGCTTGTACGGCGGTCGTGGTGGATATTCAGGCGCGGGTCAAGTAAACCCTATATCCGGCGAATACATGGGTTCGGTTGAATTCTAAAGGACGATCATGGCGTTAAATTTTGGTCTTTTAAATACTAATCTGCCTGGCGAAATTGCTGGCAGCGTACAACGTGGTCAAGACGAAGCGCTGCGTAATCAAATGGCGCAGCAGCAATTAAAAACTAGCGCAATGCAGCAAGAGTCTGCACAGATGCAACTTGAGCAAGCTAAACGCGAGCGTGATTCTTTGGCTAAATTGCAAGCCACTTTTGTTGCCAACGGCAAGTCGCCCGACATGCGTGCCAATTTTCAAGAGATGATGCAATCTGGCATCCCTCAGTTTATGGACATTGGCCTCAAAGGTATGCAAGCCCTTGAACGCCAGGCTAATGTATCTAGGATTCTTGGTGGTATGCCTACTGGAGCGCCAGCACCCGCTGAAGCGCCAGCTGCTGCGCCTGCGCCGTCCATGATGCGTCAGCCCGCACCTATGCCTGCTCAGAACGCTCTGGGTACTGGTATGTATGGCATGGAGCCTGCCGCGCCAGTTAATGCTTTAGCCGCTAGACCATCTGGTGCATATACACCGGTTATGCCTCGCAATGCTTTGGCCGCGCCTACTGGTGCGCCAGTAATGAGCGACATTGAAAACACTTATCGCAAGATTGACCAACTTCACGCGATTGGTGAGCATGAGCTTGCTAAATCACTTGAACAACGTGTTAAGGATAAGTTGCCGCCTACTGCCGTACAAGAGTTTGAGTACGCTAAGAAAAATGGTTTTGCGGGAACTTTTGAACAATTTAAAACACTTCAAGCCCCTCGTACTACAGTTAATGTGCCTGTTAATGTCAGCACCGAGAAAAAGTATGGTGAGCGATTTGGTGGCCTAATTGCCGATGCCGATGCCGCTAAGTTAAGCGCTGCTGAAAGCGCACCAGCGGCAGCGGCAAACGCTGATCGTATTATTGATTTGATTTCAACTGGTAAAATTATTACAGGTACAGGCGCAAATGTACGTTTGCAAATGGCTAAAGCGCTTAACCTTGCTGGTGGAAATGATTCGGAAAAGGTTCGTAATACCGAAGTGCTTATTTCGTCATTGGCCGAAACAACACTGGGTGCAATCAAGTCGTCAAACCTTGGCGCGGGTCAAGGCTTTACCAACGCCGATCGAGACTTCTTGGAAAAAGCCAAAGCCGGTCAACTTACCTATGATGCAAAGTCATTAACCGAGTTGGCCCGACTAGCGCGTCTTGCTGCTGAAAAGAGTGCTGAAAGCTGGAATACACGGGTTAAGAAAATACCCGCCTCTGCGCTTGAAGGTACTGGTATTTCTACAGAGCCAGTGATTGTGCCACCTCGTAAAGTGTCATCCGTGATGAACATTCCTGCCGGCGCAATTGAAATGCTTAAAAACGGTACGGGAACTCGTGAACAGTTTGATGCACAATTTGGCCCAGGATCAGCAGATCGGGTTTTACCCAAAGGAAAATAAATGGCTGAAAATCCTTTTGCCAAATTTGCAGCACAGCCCGCGCAATCGGATAATCCGTTTGCTCAATTTGCAGCCACTCCAGCAAGTAGCGAAATTCCCGCTGCTCGCCGTAGTTATTCATTAAGTCAAGTACCCCTCGAAGCTGGTAAAAATTTACCGGCCAGCGCTGGTCAATTTGTCAGCGGCGTGGTGCAGGCTGTTACAAGTCCTTTGCAAACTTTGACAGGCATCCTCGATTTGGGTGCGGGTGCTTTGCGCAACTCGTTGCCTAAAAGCGTGTCAGGTTTTATCGACAAGTTTGACGCAGATCCTGCCGCAGCTCAACGTGCAAGCGAGGTGGCGTCTGCTGTCGGGGGCATATACAAAGATCGATACGGTAATTACGAATCGATTAAGCGCACATTTGCTGAAGACCCCGTGGGTACTGCTGCTGACTTGTCTACATTGTTGACAGGTGGTGGCGCGGCAGCCAGTAAGCTGGGCGCTACTCAAACTGGTGCTGCGGTGTCAAAAGCCGGAGCCATGATCAATCCAATGCGTCCCCTTGCGCCGGTGATTGAAGTGCCTGTAAAACTTGCAGGTAGAGGTGTTAGTGCTGTTTACAACGCTCTTGATCCCAAGTCCACAGCGTACCTGACTGCTGCGGAAGGTCGTGGCCCACAGATCGTTAACGCACTACGCAATCAGACTGAAATCGTGCCAGGTAGTATGCCTACTGCTGCACAAGCTGCTGCCCCCGTGGGAGCCACTCGGTTCTCTGCGATGGGTGAATCGGCAGCCCGTACTACACCAACTCCATTCTTTGAGCGCGAGCAAGCTCAAAAAGCAGCACAGTTGGCCGCAGTGCAGCAAGTGGGTAAAACGCCTGCTGAACTTAAAGCCGCTGAATCCATTCGTAGTGCTACAGCCAGAGAGTTGTATGGCATTTCCGATAAAGCCATGGTTCCTGCTGACAAGACGTTTACCGGCTTGTTGGATCGTCCATCAATGGACAAAGTAATCGCTCGTGCAAGCGAGTTGGCCGCTGAAAAAGGCATTCCTTTCCAAATTGGTCAGAACCGTCCTCCTCAAACAATCGCATCGGCTATTCTGGACGCCGAAGGCAGACCTATGGGTGTGACCACAATCCCTGGAGAAGTGGCTAAGTACCCTGGTAGCAGTCTTCACATGATGAAGATGGCGTTTGATGACTTGATCAAAAACCCCGAACGGTTTGGCATCGGTGCAAATGAAGTGGGCGCAATCAATTCAACCCGTGGTAAGTTTTTAAACTGGGTTGAAGACAAAGCCCCTGATTACAAAACAGCACGGGAAACCTTTGCCGCTCAAAGTAAACCAATTAACCAAATGCAAGTGGGTCAGTTCCTTGAGGGCAAGTTGACTCCTGCTCTGGGTGAAGAGACAGCTCGTTTGCGTGCTGCTGGTTACGCTGGCGCTCTTGACCAGGCTCCCGGCACAATTAAGCGTGCCACCGGTCAATCTCGATTTGACGAGCTGAGTCAAGTCATGACTCCAGATCAGATCAAAGTGCTTGAGTCTGTGCGCGATGATCTGGCCCGTGCCAAGCTGGCCGAATCCCAAGCATCTGCCGCCCGTGGCGCTGGCCCTAATGTGAATCTGATGGGCACTGAGACACTGGGTAACGTGCGTGCTCCCAACTTCATCAACAACGTGACCACCGTAGCCAACGACATCCTGCGCCGATTGCAGGGTAAGCTAGATCAGAAGCTGGCTATCGAGTTGGCTGCCGAGATGCTTGATCCTGCGGCTGCCGCTGCGGCGCTTGAGAAAGCGCTGGCGCGTCAAGCCAAGGGTGAGAAAATGGCAGATCCTTTCAAGAAGACTGGTAAAGCTGCATCTCAGGTTCTTCGCACTCCTGCGGTAGTCAACATGTTGGCCCCACAATCTGAAAACCAAAACGCATTGGCACAGTAATGGACACCCAAGTTTTATTCAACATCGCGGTAAGTTTGGCGGGGTTCTTAGGTGGCTGGGTGTTGAACAACATTTACCGATCATTGGAGCGCCTTGACACGGACGTGCGGGCTATGCCCTTGAACTACGTTACCCGCGATGATTACCGCGCCGACATGCGCGAAGTTAAAGACATGCTCGGTAAAATTTTTGACAAACTAGATAGCAAGGTTGACAAATGAATGCGAGTGCTGCTTTTTCTACTGCTGTTGCTGCTATCAAGGGCTACGGCCAAAGAGTCATGTCTTATCTCCGACTTCTATGGGCTAAGTTGGCTCGGAAATCCGAGTGAGCGCCATCAGCGGCTGTCTGAGTGGCTAATCACCAACGGTGACTCGTGTAGATCAGAGCAACTGGTAGGTATTTGGAATAATTTGGCGCTGTGGGCTGGCGCAGCAGATAGCGCAGACTTACGAAGCAAGGTTTTGTATTACTACGCAAGGGCGATTGAGAGGGAAAAGAAATGATCACTCTAAACAAATGGTATCCGTTAGTTCAACCCACCCACACCGCTAGGCAGATGGCGTTTGACAAAGCAGTAGAAAAAGTTCAAGAAGATTACAGATATGCAATGGAATGTCTTAAACAAGTTAGAAAAACTCAAGATTTGGAAGTGGAACTCTACAATAAGCGTGGACAACAAAACGCCATCGAACTTGGATCCTTTGAAGACCGCAGACGATTTCAAATCTTTGTATGAGGGCAACATGGAAAACACAACAAGCACTAAAGAAAAACTGACGCTGTATGTGACCCTAATGGTCAGCACCACATTGTGCATTTCTGTTCTGTCAATGGTCTTTGCATTTATGTTGGGTTTGTGGGCCAAGGAAGTGGACAACGCTGAGATATTCAAGATGATTAGCCCCGCCTTTAGCACTCTGATTGGCGGCATGATTGGCTTTCTGAGTGGTATCAAACTAATGCAGAATGAGGATGACAAGAAATGATCGGACTAGACGCACTCCTGAACGTGGGCGGCAAGCTCATCGACAAGTTAATCCCTGACCCAGAGGCCAAAGCCAAAGCGCAGCTTGAGTTGCAAAAGATGGCGCAGGATGGTGAACTGGCCAAGATGGCCAACGAAACTGAACTGTACAAAACTGAGCAAAACAACCTCACACAGCGTATGCAAGCCGACATGGGGTCTGACTCTTGGCTGTCCAAAAATATACGCCCTATGACGCTTATATTCCTTTTGGCGGCCTATTCTGGCTTTGCTGTTGCGTCTATTTTTGAATACGAAACTCGTGGCGCTTATGTTGAGTTGCTTGGCCAATGGGGAATGCTCGTCATGTCGTTCTATTTTGGTGGCCGTACCATGGAAAAGATTGCTGACAGGATTAAAAAATGAACCTTACAGAACACTTCACACTTGACGAGCTGACACACACGGACCACCGTGAGTTGGACAACACACCTAACGATGCAGAACTTGAAAACCTTAAACGCTTGGCCGAATTTCTTGAAGACCTCAAAGTCGTACTTGGAGGCAAGCCCATCATGGTCAACTCAGCCTTCCGATCAAAAGCTGTCAATGACGCTGTGGGCAGTAAAGATACTTCTCAGCATCGCATCGGCTGTGCTGCTGACATTCGTGTACCCGCTATGACTCCCGACCAAGTAGTCCGTGCCGTCATTGCATCGGACCTTGGCTACGATCAGGTAATCCGTGAGTTTGACCGGTGGACACATATCAGCATTCCTAATCAAGCTACTGGATCACCCCGCAAACAAGCCTTGATCATTGACAAGGCGGGGACTCGGGTGTTTGCATAGTCTTGTAGTACTTGGCAGGCATCGGGGCTTTCTTTTCAAGAAGTGCCCTTAGCCACTCCGCACCGCCAAGTTGTTGCAAAATCATCCATTGCTTGTCAGTCAATCGGATTTGTCGGCCTACAAGTGGCGCTGGTGGTTTGGGACGAGGCATTACTTCTCCTCAGTGGCAAGGTGTAAATAAGCTGTTAAGCGCTTGATCTGCGCCTCACGGTACTTGCACATGGAATCTGCGTATTCTTTGGCAGTCTGGGCATCTAGCAGCTTGCGCTTACATTCTTCAAGTTCTTTAAGCGCCAGCATCTCAGCCGTTGGTACATCAAACATTGACTTGAAATAGGTTACGGTTTCTCTGAACATTACAATTACTCCTTAGTTATGGTGTGACACAGTGTATCACACATTTTTAGACATGCGGTATTGTTTAACTGCATTTCGTAGGCCAGCCTGCGTGGTTGCCTTTTCATCGAGTGCCAGAGCCTGAGCCTGATCCAGTGTGCCTTGGCACATGATGCGGTGGCAGATTACCGGCACACCCTGACCCTGACGGCGCACACGGGCGTTAAACTGCTCGTACAGGTCCAATGACCAGTTGAGGCCGTACCACACAAGGATGTGACCATTGTTTTGTAGGCCATCAATTCCGTGACCCATTGATGCTGGATGACCAATCATCAAGGAGCAGTCGCCAGTCTTCCAGCGGTGCATGGCGTTGGTCAATGATGACTCGCTTTTACACTCGGTCAGATTAATCGGATCGAGGTGTTTGAACTTGTCCATGATCCGCTGTGCATCGGAGCGGTAAGCGTAAGCGCACAGCACAGGTGAGCCTTGGGCTTCGTCAAGGATCTCCTCAAGCGCTTCGAGTTTAAGGTCGTGCACCGGTTCCCACAGGGGCATCCCTGCCACGGGGTACATTGCACCATTGGAGAACTGGAGGCACTTGTTGGTCAGGGCGGCTTGGTTAAACGCTTCGATTTCCTTGCCACTGTCCAGCACCATGAAGAACTCTTTTTCCAGCCGTTCGTATTTGGTACGCAACTCATCGGGCATCTCGATCTCGACATCGTTGACCATCAAGTCGGGCAGCGGGTTGTAGTCCTCAGCGCTCATCTCAAGCGTGATGTCACCGATCAGCTTCTTGATCGTGTCCTCGGTGTCTTCATAAGGCACTTCTTTGTACGGTCCGACCTTCTTGTAAAAGCGGGTGCGGAAAGCTGTCTTTGATGTGCCCAAGCGAGTGCCCTTGTCCACCACAAGGAACTGACCATGCAGGTCTTTGTAGCCGTTGCTGGCCGGTGTTCCCGTCAGGCCCGTGGTCCAACTAAACTCATCCAGAATCTTTTTGACTGCCTTGACTCGATTGGTTGCCGAGTTCTTGCACTTGCTGATCTCGTCCCAAACCACACCGTTGAACGGCATCGGCTTGTCTTTCTTGACAAAGTAGGTCTGTAAGGTTTCGGCCAGCCAGCCAAGGTTCTCGTAGTTGATCATGTACACGTCAGCAGGGCGCAGCAGGGCGCGGGTGCGTTGGTCCTTTGTGCCCGTGACCATGCTGAACTTGAGGTGCTTGGTGTGCTCCCACTTCGCAGCCTCTTGCCTCCACACCAGCCGGATAACCCTGATCGGGGCCACGATGATCACACCCCGTAGGAACTGGGTGCGGATCAGGTGAGCCACCGAGGTCAAGGTGATCACGGTCTTACCCAGTCCCATGTCAAGCCACAGCATCGAGTTGGGTCGGGTGCACTGGAAGTTGACGGCCTTTTGCTGGTAGCCGTGCAGTAAGTCGGGAGTCAGCATCCCATCACCATTACATCAATCATTGTCTTACCCTCGATTACGTTATCAATTACAAATACATTTACTTTTTGGGCGCGGAGCTTGGCATGTTCCCGCTCCTGAGCAGGAGTTGCCTTCTGACCTCCTCGTTTGAATTCACAGAACCACACACGGCCATCTGGTGCGATGAACAAACGGTCAGGCACAGCAGCCCGTGCGGGGCTGGTGAACTTGTACGCAAGCACACCTTTGGTACGGGCGTATTCACAGACTCGAGCTTCAATGTCTTTCTCTAGCATTTTCAATCACCAATGTTCGATATGCGTCAAGTGCAACGCGCAAATCTTCTTTCAGGGTTTCAATCTCTTTTTGTTGGTCATGCAGCTTCTCGTTTGCTTCTTCGGCAAAACGGGCAAGGTTGTTGTATTCCCACATTTGAAAACTTGTCATGCTAATCCGAGGCAGAGTTTTTCTACCTCCCGAATGTAATAGTCAAAATCCACTGGCAACTTGCCAGCATCCTTAATGTCGTTACAAGGGTGGACACCCCACCCAGACTCAACGCCAATCTTTCGCCATTGGCCGGGGTTCTTGGCAAGCGGAGGCATCCACTTAAACAGTCGCCCACCGCCCTCAGCGATGTAGTAGCGTGTGATGTTTTGTAGTTGGGAAGTCACACCGTCACGCTCGATGGCCAAGTGGCTGGACCGTGGCACTTTGGTGCGAAGCATGAAGTCCATGATGTCGGGCCAGTTGTGCAGGGTTTCGCGGATCGGTGCGTTCTCGGTCAAAACCTTTTCCGCAACCTTGGCAATCACTAGACCACCAGCGTTTTGATGCCAGTCCATTTCGTACTCGTATGCACCCTTGCGCTTGACGTTCCCATCCTCGTACTGGGCGATGTAGTTGTTTACGTCACGGATCATCATTGTTTTGTAGATGGCTTCCTCAAGGTTCAAGCCGGTACGCGACTGCCAGCCAGCACGGGCTAGATCGACCAACCACTTGTTTTGTCGGGGCACACGCACTGTCAGGCCATCGGTGTTCACTTGGATCAAGCGAAGCCCCTCGATGTGCATCAACCCTTCGGCCAGCAGGCACAGCAGGAGCTGGCCGTTGAGCGTAATCGACATGGTGAACAGTGGGTCATAGAACACACTGAAGCGGCTGTTGCTGTCGCCATAGACACCGTTGAGCGCCAGCTTCAGCATCGCTGATTCGGCTGACTTCTTGGGGTAGGTTTTGCGCTGCTCAAACAGGTGCTTGTAAATACTTACAAAATCCTTACCCAGATGCTGAGGATGAAATCCGTTAGTGATGGCCAGATTTGGATAATAGGAGGTAACGTCCAGATCAACAATGACATGATCAGCATCCGATTCGACCACTTCCGATTCGATTGATCCATGAATACCGCCAAGGCCAAACACAAAATCAAAGCCATGGACGCGAGCAATAAGATCATTGAACACCCCCTTTGTTTCAACGATTGTCTGCTCTTTTAGCCAATTTAGCACTCGGTTAAACTCGGGTGCTTCAAACTGGATCCATGGCAGGATGGCATCTTTGAGCGCAATCACTGGGCGTGGGGTCTGGCGGGGTGTGCGGCCCTTGGAGCCAAAGTCATAACAGGCAACACCGGCTTCTTCCAGCTTCATGACGAAATAGTCTTTACCGATCTTGGTGTCATTGTGGTTCATGAAGTCACGGTTGTACTTGGCCGTCAGCTCCTCACGGAACCGGATCATATCGAGCGACTTGTGATAAAACGCTTTGGTTTCCCTTACGTCCTTGGCGTTGTACTTCTTGAGCACCTCAATCTGCTCTTTGTTTAGCATCGTGCCCACAGGGAACGGCAGATCCTCAATGGTTTCCGAGCGCATGTTGAACTCCAGCACCTTTAGGCTGGTGGCTCGGGCTTTGTTGTCAAAGTGGTGGATCTTAAACAGATCAAGCTGCTCAACAAACCGGTCAGACGGGTTGACTTGGTGCATCCATTTACCATTCTCGTCATCGTCTTGCGAGTGGATGATGGCCATGGCCTTGTCGTATAGGGACTGGGCGTTGGACTTGCCCATGCGGATCAGCGTATGCAGGACGGGGTAGTCGAACCCCAAGTTGTTGTACCCGACCATGCGTGCGTTCGTATCTTTGAGATACTGGAGAAACTCGATGATCTCTTTGGAGTCGTTACGCTGGTCGCTAATTTCAAAAGACCAGCATAGCGGTGCTTCTGAATGCTCCAGCGCCAACGTGAAGACGTTGGGGTAGGTTTCGATGTCATACACATAATCATTACTCATTACAGTTACCAAGTTAGGTGGGGGCTTCGATTTGGTTTCGGCTAGGTAGGGGGGAAAGCCAGAAAATCCCTACAGAAACATCCTCGAATGCTGGCTTAACAGCCCCCGATTCTTATTGACCGCCTAAGAACGAAGGTAAGCCCGGAAACGGCGCAGTTGGCATTGCAGGCGCACCTTGAGGCGCAGCACCGAACATTCCAGCCGGAGCAGTTGCAACCGGAGCAAACAAGTTAGACGCATCAACGGCTCCTTCACCGAATGCAGTATCGTCACCAGCAAATTGAACAGCGATCAGGTCACAGCGGATGCCACGGCCATGCTTGTTTTCTTGCAACCAAGGTTTGACAGCGGCATTGACACGGCAACCGCCGTACATCTTGCGTGCCAGTTGTTGAAACGCCATTGTGTTGGCAGGATCAACAGGTGAGCCATCGGCTTGGATCATCTGCGGCGCAGTGTCACGACCAGCAGTGATAAACACATTGCCGGCGTAGCCGTCATAGGGCAGGAAAGTCTTTTTATTGACCTTCTCATTACCCATGCCAAAGCAACGCAGCTTGCGGTCTTGCTGGATCATTCCCATTACGGTGTTGGCGTGCTCTTTCCACTTCTCCAGTGCCATCGCACCGTAACGTGCCATGAACTGGGCAAAGCCTGCATGATCCTGCGGCATTAAGAATTCACAGTTGTAGGAGATTCGCTCCTTACCTGTTTGCTCGTTGACCTGCTTTTGGGGTTCTGCGAGGTGAGGAAAAGATAAACGGACATTTGATAAAAAGATAACTTCGGACATTACATTTACTCCATTGATTTACGAAAGCCAAGCGGGAAGCTCAGCGGGGGTTTCAACTGCGCTAAACAGCGGCGCAGCATTCATTACGACAGCCTGACGGCCATCAGATTCGGGAACAACAGTCAGTTTGCCAGCCATCTTGACGACATATTCCTGCTCCATACGGGCAAGCTGTCGGTCGGTAAGCTGAACTTTTGTGCCGTCTTTCTTGTCCCACGTCAGCTTCTCAGCCTTAGCGGGGGTGACGAGTTTGGTTTCATAGATCGCGCTTTTGGGGATGCCCATCTTCACGAGCTTCTCGGCCATCTCTTCTTCGGGTAGTGCCCAAGCACGGGAGCCACGGCCATTGACCAGTTTGAGGCCGGCAATGGTTTGACCAGCTTCCAAACGGCGCAGGGCTTCCTTCTCCACACCTTCGAGGAGCTGGCGCATTAGGGGAGCGGCTTCCATGATCTGACGGATCTGGGCATCGTCCATCGTGGATGGATCTTTGTCAGCGCTTTGCTGCGCGACATCGAGTGTTTGCATTACTGGCTGGAACATAATTCCTACCTCCTTCATTACGTTACTTGCCAGCGCGGAGCATGATCCCTTAGCGCGGCAAAATTTACATTGACCTTCACCCGGTACAAGCGGTGCATCTGGTTTGTCAGTTGCGGCAGCTTGCGTGATGATTGTACCCATATTTGCAAACAAATCGGCAACAGTCACAGTATGCGATGTGATTGGATTCATACCGCGCAGTGCCAGCTTGGGCTGGATAATCGTCATGCGAACTTTGTCAAAGGGATAGGGGCCGTTAACGGGCAGCTTGTAGCCTGCCAGCACACCATAAGCGTACTGCTCAAGCTGCAAGTTACCTTCAGCGCTAACGACACCCATGCCATCTTTATAGTCGATCAGCTCCAGTGTGTCATAACACTCAAGCTGAACGTCAACAGTACCAGACAAGTCATTGCGGCCTAGCAGATGCGCAGGGTCAACACGGGTTTCACTCAGCACTTTAGGGATAAAGAAGGGCGTGCCCTCTTCTGCTTTTCGTTTGGCAATGTAATCCAGTGCAATCTGCACACGTTTGGCACGGTCTGCGTCAACCTTAAACTGCCCCTCATGGTCAAAGAGATTTTGGCCAACGAAGTGTTGCGCATTGACATCTTGATCAATGCATTTTTCTAGCAGCGTGTGGCTATGTGTACCGTCAACAGCGGCTTCACCGCTTTCTGGTTCGGGGTACTTGGCCTCCTCTCGAATGCTACCAGGGCACAAGGCCCAGCGGTTGCGCTTCGAGGGGGACAACTTAGCGTGATCGCTCACTTGAGTGCCTCAACGCCAGCAAACAATTGACCATAGTGCTCAGGCTTGACATCGTTGATGTTCTGGTAACCCAAGCTAACCAACACGTTTTGGATCTGTGAACCCTTAGCTGCGCCCAGTGCCTTATATGCACTCATGACGTAGTCGATTAGGCCTTTGCCATCACTAAACGGTGCGCCGGCAACAACAGGTGCTGGAGCTGGCGCAGGAGCTATGAAAGCTGGGGGTGCTGGCATGGCGGGAGCGGCCACCACAGGGGCAACTTCTACCACAGGTGCAGGAGCTGGCGCAACGGGTGCAGCTGGTGCTACATTCTTTGATTCCAAAATTGCAACAGTAAGAGCTTGCACAGCAATAGTGAGTGCATCAATTTTATTTTCCAATGACATATAACGATTCCTTTTCGATTACAGGGGGTTGAATTACAAGGCGGTCAGAATTGAACGCTTGCACTATCTCACGCAAGACATCGGACGGTTTACCGTACCTATCTGCCTTTCGGTGAAATGCTTTGTGATCATTAGGCGTGAGCCTAACGGTCAAAAACTTGGTGAGTGGTTTAGTTGCCATAATTTATTTTCCTGAACGGTTGCACAAAGTGTAGCACAGTGTGGTACGATTGTACAACAGTTTGTAAATAAATTTTTAGCAAAGAAAAAGCCCCGGTGGTTAGACCGGGGCCAAAGGAGGAGACAAATCCATGAAACAAGTGACAACTGCATTGTCAGAAACGATTATATGAGCGTATCACCACAAGTACAACAACATCCCGCATCTGTTGATGCGTACATCCGTCACGGCTGGTCACTTGTGCCCATCCCTGCCGGCACAAAGGGGCCACGCACTCCCGGTTGGAACCTTAAACCAAATGCTTTGAAGGCACAGGGTGACCTGCCTCAAGGCTTTGGGATTGGCCTTGCTCACGCCTACTCGGGCACGATGGCACTAGACATTGACGAGTGGGACAGCACCACCGTTGCACTTAAGCAACACGGTATCGATTTGCAAGAGTTGTATGATGCGAACGATGCTGTCATTGTGGACTCGGGCAGGGCTGGTCACGGCAAACTTTTGTTTAATATGCCGTTTGGCCTGACGCTGCCGTCTAAAAAGATCCTGATCAACGGTGTCACTGCATACGAGCTGCGCTGCGCTACGGCCAACAATCTTACGGTGCAGGATGTCCTGCCACCATCTATTCACCCAGAGACACAACAGCCTTACCGCTGGGCAGGCAAGGGGCACTGGACACGCTTACCAGTGCTCCCGCAGCCACTGCTCGATCTGTGGCAAGGTCTGCTGGCGCAGGACAAAGAGCGCACGATTGGCACAGGTGAATCAATTGATGCCTCATGGGAAGACATCCGCACAGCGCTGGAAGCCATAAACCCTGACTGCTCTCGTGAGGAGTGGGTCACAGTGGGCATGGCGCTTAAGTGGGCTGGCGAACAGACAGATCAGTTAGAACCTGCACTGACACTATGGAACGACTGGTCGATGCCTTCGGCCAAGTACCCTGGTGAGGGGCAGATTGTTCACCAGTGGATGAGCTTTCGCAATGACAAGGCAACTGCTGTCAAACTAGGATCCCTTTTCCATATAGCCAAACAACACGGATGGGTGCGCCCTATGCCTGACATTTCCACAATGTTCGCTCAAGTGGAGTCACCCGCTGACCCAAAGTCAGTCATCGTTGACCTGCGGCCAAGGCCACCGATGATGGATGTTTCTTTGTGGCCAGCCGTCATTGCTAGACGCGCAAACGAGATCGGCCAGACTGTTGGCTGTGATCCTCTTGTTCCCTTGTTCGCAGGCTTAGCCGCTGTGTGTGGTGTCGTTGATGCACGCACACGGCTTGAGCTGATCAAAGATTTTAAGGTTCCCCCAGTTCTGTGGCTTATGACCATTGGTGCACCAGCAGACAAAAAGACCCCAGGCTCTGCCCCCATGCTGGCCCCCTTAAAGCACCTTGAGATAGAAGACCGTCCAAGGTTTAGAAAAGAGATGCTCGACTGGGAAGGGCAGGAGGCCATGTTTGCCTCAAGCAAAAAGGCTTTCCTTGACTTCTCAGCATCACCCGAAGCGCTGATGGATACAAGCCAAGCACCGTCAGTGTTTGAGCTGCCACCCCAGCCCGTGCCCCTGCGCATTACCGTAGATGACGTGACCAGTCAGAAGCTGGTGCGCTTGGCAGCAGACAGACCCCGTGGGTTGTTGTGCGCCTTAGACGAAATGAACAGCTGGGTTCGGAAACTTACCGACAAGGCCAGTGGTGAGGATCGCTCGGCATGGGTCAAGGCTTACGAGTCATCAAGCTACGAGATGGATCGCGTAGGCAGTGGCTCGATCTATGCTGAGAACCTGGCCGTGTCGATTTATGGCAACATCCAGCCCCGTGTGTTCCGTGAGAACCTGCACAACCTGAGTGCTGACGGTTTGGTTCAGCGCTTTGTGCCTTGCATTCTGAACGGTGACTTGACTAAAAAGCCCATCGAGATCCCCGACTATCTGCTAAACAAAGACCAGTGGGAGCAGACCTTGCGCATCGTGTTTGCCCTGCCTGCCATGACTTACCAGCTCAGTCCCGAGGCCAAGGTTGCTTACCAGGCGTTCCAAGACTGGTACGACAGCAAGCGCAATGATGAGCGTTTACTTCAGTCTGACGATACGTTCATGACGGCCTTCGGTAAGTTGGAAGGCTTAACAGGCCGTTTGATTCTCATGTTCCACTTGATCGAATCGCCCTTCAGCATGGCAGTCAGTGCAGAGCTGACCCAGCGGGTGATTCAGTTGGTTCAATCTTATGTTGTGCCGGCGTATCGGTATGCACTGGCCGAGCTGAGCGGCTCGTCCAATTTCGATACCTGGCTGCGTGACTACATCATCCAGCACGCCGATGAGAGCACGATTACCATGGCCGAGATTAAGCGATCAGCACGCCGTCAGATCGAGAAGGTTAACGTGTGGCAACAAGACCAAATGATCTACGGCGCGATGTATCCATTGGAGAAGGGCAGATGGGTCATGCGAATGGATGACGGCACACGGGAGAACCAGCACCACGCCCAGTGGGCTATCAATCCTGCGCTGGCTGTGCAGTTTAAGGATCACCGCAAAGCTGTTATCGATGCCAAGCAGCGCCAGCTTGACGAGATTTACAGGCTGTCTAAAAAAGAAAAACCCCGTGTTTACGGGGCTGAGTTGTTAGATTGATCAAGCCCCGCGAGGGGCTTTTTTATTGCTTCATGGCTCGGATGATCTCAGCAGGCTCATGGGGGTCATAAAACCCAATGCCTTTGTCACGGGCATCAAACACCTTGGCCGCCTCCTCCAGCACCTGATTGCGCTGTGACGGGGATACATAGACATCCCAATGATACGGCTGTCCACTACGCATCTTGGCTTCGTGCTCGATGCGCTCAAACTCATCGTCTTCGTCAGTATGAATCATATGGGTGCATCCTCGTAATTGTCAGGGTTGAACTTAGGAACCTTTGTACCCTTATCCAGTGGGTTTGGGAATAGGGGAAACGGCCATACGGTCGATGGTTGGTTGGGAGCCTTATAACTTTGTTTCATGGTTGGGAGCCTTAATCAATGGTTGGATTCCTTAACCAACGGTTAGTTGGGAGCCTTAGTCAATTGTTTCTTAGGCCGTCCGGCGCTCTTGGTGGGAACGGCGGCGTCCGGCGGCGGCGTGAGTGCGGCCAGCACGTCAGGGGCCAGCGCTTCGAGCGTGCCCAGCACGGCCAGCAGCTGCACGGCGGCGGCGCTCGGCGCTCGTTGGCCAGCTGTCCACTTGCGAAACGTGAAAACGGGAACACCCAGCAGGCCGGCGGCCCGTGCTTCGCTCAGTGCCTGGCGATCAGTGAAGGCCAGCAGGTCGGTTTTGAATTGTGTCATTGGATCCTCAGAATTAGGGTTAAAAAAGCCCCCAGCGGGTTTGCTGGGGGTAGATTAGGGGTTAGCCTGGCCAGCGGGTTATAGATCCCAGAAGGCGGCGATCAGGGCAAAAATAGCGGCGGCGATTAGGGCGCTCATGCCTGCGCCGCCGTTAACCGTGCTTCAGCTCGGCCTTGCTCGATCAGGCGGCGGGCTTCGGTTTGAAAATCGATCCGCTCACTGGATAGCATCGAGCGCAGGCGCTGGGCCACGGCCCGGGCAGCGTCAGGGCTTCGCGCTCGCTCATACTGGAACCCAGCGTTTATGTAATCTGCTTCAGTGTGATTCATCGCTCGATCTCCCATAGGTTAACGATTCCGTCAATTGTGGCCAGCGCTTCGGCGGCGGCCCCCCGGCGCTGTTTCGCGTTCATTGTGTCGCTGTTACTCTCGGCGATGGCTTCCAGGGCGGCCACGGCCTGCCCTAGTGCCCGCTGCAGGTCGGCGATCCTGGCAAATTGTCTGGCCGTGCCTGGAAACCCTTCAGAATAGGCCAGGGCTTCGGCTTCGGTGGCCGTTAGATTTTCAAGGTTTATCATTTTTAACAATCCCAATCTTCGGTAAAAATTCTAATGTTGCAGCAATCGGCGTGCGCTTTGTTCGTATGTTCGCGCACCAGGGCGCATATTGCATCGATCAATTCACGGTCGGCCAGGTCGGTCATTGTGAACATGGCGAAGGGTTCGATCTCGATCCCTTCGGGAGAAAATGCATTCCCCCGGTGAAACGTTACACGGGTTTTATCGTAGTGTGTCATTGGTTAACCTTTCATTATTGGAATTACGCGCCGGGCCAGCGCATCAGTTACCCGGGCACGCGATCCGTGGGCGCGAAACCCGATAATTACCCGGCGATCAGCACGGGCGCAAAGCCCGCAGGTGGCGCAGGTTATATCCTCGCGGGTTTGAGCTGGGCAGACAATGATTGTCCGGCCTTCGGGTGTCTCTGTCTTTTCCGGTGTATCCATGGGCACGATGCAAGTTAACGGGGCGCTTGATACGGCGGCCAGCGCGTCAGCTTCGCCGGCATCATCAGCGCTCAGGTTAACCGTAAAGCCCCAGTCAGTGGCGCATTGTGCCCAATATAGGGCCTCAGGGCTTTTTTTGTGGGTGTACGTGAACCCGCGGCGGCCACTGTTGGCCCGTACGATCTCACCCAAGGCGGCGGCGTCTACCTCTTCACCGGCCCCAGGCAGATCCCCGGCCACGTTGAACCGCCACAATTGGCCAGCGGGCAGGGCTTCGATTGACGCGCACAGCTCGGCCAGCGTGCCCCCTCTCTCGGCCACTTTGTCCCAGCTCATACGGGTGTAGTAATCCTCAGCGTAACAGTCGGCCCGGTAATGGGGGCACGACTGGGGGCAGGTTTCCCGCTGGGAATAAGTAACGGGCAACGGGCCGGTTTTGCTGTTAGCAGATTTCAAAATAAAATGGTATTTCATGATTCATCGCTCCCGTCGTCGGTGTCGGCTTCGGGTTCGCTTTCATCGTACGGGGCCTCGGGATCCCCAGGCAGATAGCGCAGCGAGGTTAGCAGGCGGCGCTTAGTTGCTCGGTCTTCATTGGCCAGCGCTTCGGCCTCATCGTCGTATTCGTAGTGCATGGTTTACCTCACGTTAATAATTTGAACATGGTTTCTCAGAAACCGGGCGGGATCCGTGGCGTTCAGCTCAGCGGCGATACTATCGGCGGCGATATCCTTAATCCAGCCGTGGCCGTACCAGTTGCCGGCGTTGCCCTGCTTGTCCAGGGTGAACCAGTTTTCACCCCATTGAACCTCAATAAAAGTGTGGCCAGCATCGGCCAGCTCGGCGCAGCGCTTAAAAATCTGGGCTTTGCTGGGCTTGCGGCCCTTGAATTCGATTAGCTTAGGTGTGTGATCCATGGCCTGCCCCTTATGCTTTCCGAGCGCTCACGCGCACGGTGTAGAACGCGGCGCCGGTGGCCGTGTGCGCCGTGATCAACTGGCGGGACGGCGCAAAGTGTTCAGCGATGGATCTCCAATCGGTTACATCGCGGCCAGGGCAGAAGCTAACGGCGGCCCGGTGTAACTGGCCTTCAATAGCGGCCTGGCCTGCTTCGATCAGCTGGGCCTTGATCTGATCCTCTTCGGCCTTCAAGTTGGCGATCTGGGCTTTGATCAGTGCCAAGCGATCAACGGCGGCGGCGAGTAGAACGGGGTTTTCGTTTTTCATTATGCGGCCCTCTCGATAGCAGCACGGGCGAGCTTCACGGCGTCAACGATCTCGCCGGTTTTCTCAAGATCTGGGCAGTGCTCGAGCATGGCCAGCAGGGCGGCCAGCAGATCAGGGGCGGCGGCCATCAGGCGGGCATTGTGCAGGGCGTCGGCGCTCGTGCTGCGCTTGTCTCCCTTGACTTTGGCCAGGGGCGCGAAACCCCCAGATTGTGCAGTGACGTTGAATTCTCCACTTCGGATAGCAGGCCGAGCGAACCAGGGGCCGGGGGTGTGTTTCAGTTTCATGATTTGATTCTCCAGGGTTACGGTTACGGGTTACAGTGAAAACAAAACGATCAGGACAAAGCCCAGGCCGGCCAGCAAAGCCACGGCCCCGGCAATGATGGCCAGATCTGAGGGTTCCTCAGCGGGCACGCGCTCAGGGTTTAATTCGATGTAGTGTTGATTGTGTTTCATGATTCGATTCTCCAAGGGTTACAGTGGCCAGGCGCGAAGCCTGGCCGGGTTGTTTATCGGGTGAGGGCTTCGCGCTCGGCGGCGGCCAGCTCGGTCAGTGCGCGATTGATCACGCCCTGCATGGCTTCGATGCTTGACGCATCACGCGCTTCGCGCTCGATTGTGCTCAGGGCCAGCTTGCGAGCTTTGGCGATCTCGTTGGCCTTGTGCAGTGCGATCAATGTGGCGGGGTTGTTTAGGTTCATGATCTCACTCTCCCACGTACATCAGGCAACCGTTGCGCATTGTCAGCTCGCCGCTGCTTCCAGCTCCCAGATCCTTGATTAGATCCAAGATCTCGCGCTGGGTGCGCTTGCTGCCTGCACGGTGAATAATGGCCACAGTGCGCAGCAGTGCGCTTCTACCGTGTGGCTTTGCTCTCTCGATCTGGGCTTGCTCAAATTTTGTCATGATGTTTTCTCCAAGTTACAGTTACAAGTTACGGGCCGGTTTTGTGTGCCGGTGAATGAATTGTAACCCAGTGGGTGAGCTTGTCAAGCACAATCGATAAATTATTTACTAGGTGCTTTCCCTAACCCTCTGGGTTTCCCTGCTTCCCTTGGTGCGTCAATTGTGACTTACAGAAGGGAACGGGTTTCAGGATTTCCGGATTTCTTGTGCTGTTTCAAAAAGTATCAATCGGCCCCCTCGCCTGCGCGATGTCACAATTGACGCACTGGCCCCCGATCCCGCGAACCTGCGAACCCGCTGGGTTATTCCCTCACCCGCTGGGTTCCCGTGCCCATGGCCTGCGATCCCGCGAACCCGCTGGGTTTTGTGGCCACTGATTCACCCAGCGGGTAACATGGCCGCATCGATTCACCGGCGGCGGCCTGCGCCTAAGATCCACGGCGGCCAGCGATTCACGGCGGCGCGATGGCCAGCGGCCCGCGATGGCCGGCGGCGCAAAGCAGGATCCGTGCCAGTTGCGCGATGGGGCCGGGTAGGGCCGATGGCCGAGGGGGCCAAGACTGGGAGGTATCACGAACAATTTTTTATTTTTTTAAATTAACCCGTTACCCAATGGGTTCCGCTATCTCACAGTTGCACACATCCCAAAACCCCGCTATGATCCACAGCACTATGGAATCATTAAATCCCGATCCTGTAGGCGCAAATGTCACAATGACCAGCGACAACAAAATCGAAATACCAGACTGGTTAGACCCTGCGCCTCGCACGCTTGCCAAATCACCCCCTGCGGTGAAGTCATTGGTATTGGCTCAGTATGAGCATGTATTCATGCGAGTCATCGATGAGGTTGCCCACGGCAAGTCCTTGTCGCAGGTGCTCAATGATGACCAGCGGCACATCGACTACAACGACTTTTACCGGTGGATCAAGAAAGACCCGACCCGTAAGCAGTTGTTTGATGAAGCCCAAGAGATGCGCACCGAGTTCATGGCCGGCGAGATCATAGAGATTGCCGATGCGGATGACACACTCGAAGATGTGAACCGTAGCCGCCTAAAGATCGACACTCGCAAGTGGCTCATGGGTGCGCACAATCGCAAGAAGTACGGAGCGACCACTAACATTGAGATGACTGGTGGGATCTCGATACTGGCAGCCATCGAAGCGGCGAATGCCAGGGTGATTGATTTGGCCGATGTAACTGATATAGAGGCGAAATAAATGCAGACGTTAAAGTTTTCGCCGGAAGATGAGCAGGTCTTGATGAGCCAACTGTGGAGTTCGCAGATTGCAGACAACCCAGAGACATTTGTGCTTTTTGCGTTTCCATGGGGGCAGAAGAATACCCCACTCGAACACTTCAAAGGCCCGCGAGCTTGGCAGCGCAGGACACTTCGTAAGATTGCCGATCACATCAAGGCCAACCGTGGACAGATGGACATGGATGCACTTCGGCGTGCTGTGTCGTCTGGTCGTGGTATTGGGAAATCTGCTCTGGTGTCGTGGTTGATCTTGTGGATGCTGACCACTCGGATAGGCAGTTCGGTCATTGTTTCGGCCAACAGTGAGAACCAGCTGCGCACGGTGACCTGGGGTGAGCTGACTAAGTGGGCCACCATGGCGATCAACTCGCACTGGTGGGAGCCAAGCGCTACCAAACTCGTGCCGGCGCAGTGGCTGACTGATCTGGTTGAGCGGGATCTGAAGAAGGGTACTCGTTACTGGGCCGCGGAGGGGAAGCTGTGGAGTGAAGAGAACCCAGACTCATACGCCGGTGTCCACAATCACGATGGCATGATGGTAATTTTTGACGAAGCGTCAGGTATTCCAGACACTATTTGGTCGGTGGCTTCAGGCTTCTTTACCGAGAAGATTTTGGACAGGTATTGGTTTGCGTTCAGTAACCCACGGCGCAACACCGGGTACTTCTTCGAGTGTTTCAACGCCAAACGAGACTTTTGGGACACTGAAATCATTGATGCCCGCACAGTCGAGGGCACGGACAAGGGTATCTACGACCAGATTATTGCCGAATACGGTGAAGACTCCATACAAGCACGCATCGAGGTCTATGGCGAGTTCCCCGCCGCCGGCGAAGACCAGTTCATCTCGCCCGTTGTGGTCGAGGATGCGTTCAAACGGCCTAAGTACAAAGACCTGACAGCTCCGATTGTGATCGGTGTTGACCCAGCCCGTGGGGGTATGGACAGCACAGTCATTGTGGTGCGCCAAGGGCGTGACTTGGTGGCCATCAAACGCTTCAAAGGTGAAGATACCATGAGCGTTGTCGGTCATGTCATCGAGGCCATTGAAGAATACAAGCCTGTTTTGACCGTGATTGACGAGGGTGGCCTTGGATACGGGATACTTGACAGATTGACCGAGCAGCGGTACAAAGTGCGCGGGGTTAACTTTGCTTGGAAAGCGAAAAACCCCATAATGTGGGGTAACAAAAGAGCTGAGATGTGGGGTATGATGCGCGAATGGCTCAGGTCAGCCTCGATTCCTACCGACAGACAGCTCAAAGCTGACCTCACCGGGCCAACTAAAAAGCCCAATTCCGCAGGTACTATCTTTTTGGAAGGTAAGAAGGAAATGAAAGCACGAGGTATCGCTTCACCTGATGCAGCCGATGCTTTGGCCGTTACTTTTGCCTTTCCTGTGGCTCATAGAGAATATGCTGCAAAGGAAAGAACCCGCGCATATTCTGACCGCACGGCAGTTGCAACTTCATGGATGGGAAGTTAGATGGCTACAAAGAAAAATGTCTCTTTAAGCGTTGGCCGTGGCGAAAAGTTGCCGGTCAGCAAAGGTGCTGGCTTGACCGCCAAAGGGCGCGAGAAGTACAATCGAGAAACTGGCAGCAATCTCAAAGCGCCAGCGCCTAATCCAAAAACAAAAGCAGATCAGGGGCGCAAGGATTCATTTTGTGCAAGAATGGGCGCAGTAGCGGCCAACGCCAAGGATGGCGAACGCGCTAAAGCAGCTCTTAAACGATGGAAGTGTTGATATGGCTACCAAACCCGGCTTATATGC